TAGCAGTTGCTTGTGGTGATGCTGCTTTCATTGGATCACCTGTACGTGCTTGCATACCTGCAGGACGGAAGTATTGACTCCAACGTTCTGCGTCATATGCTTCGCCGTCTACAGATGCTTCAAACATCTCTTGCATAACTTTAACAGCTGTCTCATCTGGCTTCTTGGGTAAGAAGTCACTTAGATTAAACAAGCCATGTGTGTTAACAGCATTCATTTCAGCATCGCCTAATGGACGGTCTCTACGAGCCCATGTTGACGTGGAATAGTCTGCGTAACCACCTTTGCTAGTTTTGTTAAGACGAAAGTCTACACCTGCTGTGTAATCTGTTGGCAATTCTTCCATGTCTGGGTCCATCAATGCTTGCTTGATGATTTGGAAAATTTGCGGACCAATAATAAAGCGTCTGATTGGATTTTCAGGTGCTTCGTCATCGGAGATTGGATTGTCAGTTACAAAGCCTTGGAATACGTATGAACGCTTTTTCCAATACTTACGACCCATATCTTCTAATGATGGATCTTTAAACCAACCACGTACTTCATTAAGAATAGTACATGTTTCGCCGTACATTTCCATACATGGAATTTGTACTTGCACAGGACGTGAGTCTGTTTCGCCTTTTACACCAGCAAATGGAAGTTTGATCATCAAACGTTCTGCCCAGAAAAATGTGTTATCTGGGTTACCGTCAGGAAGGAAACGTAGAGTTGAACTCTCGCCTTCTTTCATATTCCAAAATGGGTAAATTGGGTTGGGACCTTGTGGTCCTCTGTTTCCGCCAGTATTGGCTTCTTGTTGTTTGAGCTTTGCTCGGATTTCTGCTAATGATGCCATAATTTATGCCTCCTATATGCCTTTATGGTTTTTCTATGTGCCTAAAAAGTATAACACATGTATTACATGTTACACTCATATATTTATAAAGTCAAGCGTTTTCTTGCCTTTATTTTGAAATAATTAACGGATTCCCGCTAATTCTCTCATTCGATCATACTCTGAGTCTGTTTCCATTTGTTGAGGATTTGCTCTCATTTGAAACTCTTCAAAAGTTTGATTGACTTTTTCGATGAAAGTTTTTGCTGGTTCAATAAACTCTTCACCGTAATCTTTTTCTACCATAGTTAGTACTGCTGTTTCGCCTTTTGGAAATTCGCCTGTTTCTCTATCGTAGTATGAAAGGATGAATTCGCCTAATGGTGTCTTTTCGTCCTTTTCAAGTGTTATTTCGTCGCCGTCTGGTCCGTCAACTTTGTCGCCTTTTTTCTTGCCATTCATTTTGGCTTTTTTTACAGCGTGTGCATATGCATTGCCTTCGTCCATGTTATCGATCATTTGTTCAATAACACCTTGGATAATATCATCTCTATCGTCATCAGCATGTAAGCCATGTTCCATGCCGTACTCGGTAATTTCTTGATCAAGTTCTTGATCGCTTATGCCCATTGCTTTTGCTAGTGCCGGTTCGCCACCTTTTTCATATGCTGTCATTAATTCGTCTGCTAGTTCATCTTGTCTGCTTGGCTCCATTGCTGGGTCAAAACTTTCATCTTTAGCAAACTGCCCCATTGACTTTTCAAATGCTGATTCAATTTCCATTTCTTCTTTACTTAGATACTTGTCTTTAATTTTACCTTTTTCTTCTTCGCTTGCGCCCTCACGTCCTGCTTTTTGTAATGCTTCAAAGCCTTTCTTGCCGTACTTCTTAATACCTGTATAACGCTGTAAGCCTGATTCTTCCATTTCTTCGCCAACGTAGTTCCACATGTAAGCACCTGCTCCTATGTAATCACCACGCTCGTAACCAGCAAGTTCCATTGCTTCGTCACTGTCAATGCCTTTTTCTTCTGCCCACTTCATAATATAATATGAACGTTGGCTGTCTCTGACGCCCGCAAACTTTGCTACAACTTCAGGATCTGCTTTTGCTTCTCTTACTAAATCTTCTGGTGTTATAGTTTGCGCTTTAGTTGCTTCACTTACTAGTTTATAAATGTAAGGAAACACATCTTTTAATTCTTCATTGAACTGTTTGATAGTAAGTTGCTCTACCCAATTGTCTGCTACCTCACTTGGAACTTCTTCTAGTACAGTTGTTTCAAATGATTCAAATGCTTCTTTATAAACCTTAGGCTTTTGCAATCCTTCTATTGTTTTCTTTACTGTTGCAACACGACTTTTAACAACATCCATATATTCACTTAGACTTTCTGCCATTACACTAGAGCGACCCATGTAATTTTTGAACTTTCTAAGTTTTGCTAATTCTTCGCTTAGGCTTGTAATGTGCTTACCAAAATCATCATAAGCATTACCGCCTTCTGCAACGTGACGAGCCATTGCTCTTGCACCACTTAAATGTTTGTATGGATATAAGAAGCGTTCACCTTGTGGTGATTCTACATATATTCTACCAATGCTTCTATTACGTCCTGTAGGTGAAGTTTGGTCAATACTTTCGTTGTGCTTAATTACTAGTCTGGCTTCTCCAACATCTTGATAACTTATCTTAGATGTGCCATATAATTTTGATTCTGTCATGTTGCTATCTCCGGATCGCTGTGCAAGATATTTATAGTCTCTTTTCTCCAAGTTAGACTTTGTTATGTCTCTAGTTGTAAAATTTAACAAACGTTTTTTGCTAAACTGTCTTAATTCTTTTAAGAAATCATACCATGTACTTTTGCTTACGTTGTTTTCTGCTACGTCTTTATTGTGCATAACAACAACACCATCTTCTTCTGATAGTGATATGCTTACTTTACCTACATCAGCGTCTGCTTCTCTAAACGGAAATTCAAAGAATCTTGCTTGTTTAGGTTCTTGTGTTACATTACCTGCTTCGTCGCCAATTGTTACACCAGGGAATCTACCTCTGATTTTTGAAAACAATTCTTCTGCTATGATATCTATATTCTGCATAATGTATTTATCAATAGTTGCTACTAACGAAGATTGGCATTGGCGGTTCATAATCCTCCAAATCTTCTGCCTGATTAAATGTATTATAGATTCTAGGATCCCAGTCTTTAAGTACAGCCATCATTCTTATAGCAAGTAACGTTGCTGATATTAAATCATCATGATGACCCACTTTTGCTTGGAAACTAGAACCTGTAGCAACAAAGGCCTTTAGTTCAGATAACAATGGTTTACTATGTACAATCATTTTGTCGTTTTCAATCATTGTTTTAAGTCTACTACATGCTGTTATTTTTGTACCATGTGTTGTATTAAATCCTTTACGGAATTTACGCACATGTCCTTTTCGAATAGGTTCAGACACAAATAGTCCTGGAATATTCTCTTCCCCAAAATCGTTTATAACGATTAGTGCCGCTTCTCCAATACCGTTGTTTTCTACTGACCAATAAACACCGTTTTCGTTTTTTGTTTCAGTTTGTATGTACTTGCATATGTCTGCTAGTACTCTTATTTGTCCTGGTATTGCTGTAGTATTGTGTTGCCATTCTGCTACCTGTGTATAACTAGGTAACTCAAACACTTGTATTGCGGCATAGTCTCCACCTGTACCCATACTAGGGTCAAGTGCAACAGCATATGTATATTCTGGTGTAGGCTTTTTATACCAACGTGTTTGTCCCATGTTTAGTATAGGACTTACACCTTCCATAGTTGCAAGATGTATACTTGATATTAATGTTTCGTCAAATACTAAGAATTCACAACCGTATTCGCGTCTAAACTTCTCTTCACCAATACGGCCAATTTCTGCTTCCTTCCATTCTTCGTCACGATCAGGATGTTCATCCCATTGAGCAACAAAGCCATGAAATCCGTTTATACCTAGTTCTTGCTCGTTACCATGTTCATCAAATTTATCTTCTGCTTGTTTCCAAATAGTAGCAAACGTATCTTCGTCACTGTTAGGTGTACTAGTAATAATAGCACGACCACCTGTTGCTAGTGTAGGTGATATTGATGTCCAAAACTCTTCAGCAATATTAGGTTGCACAAATGCAAACTCGTCACAATATAATAACGAGATACTCATACCACGTCCTGTGTTTCCTGTTGTAGTTTGTGCTACAATACGTGAACCATTCTCAAACTCGATACTACCTTTGTTGTAACTTGTAACACCTGCTCTAATATGATCTGGACAAGTTTCGTATACGTAACGTATACGTGCCATAATTTCTTGTGCGCCTGTGTACTTGTGTGCCGCAACAAGAATAGTTTGATCTGGATTAAACATCGCATACCAAGCAAGATAGATACTAGCACATGTAGTTTTGCCTGTTTGTCTAGGCATCATATTAATGT